TGCTTGGTCTATCATAGCAACCTCCTTAAATAAGAAACCAGTTACCTAGTCTTTCTTTTGGTTTTTTGCTTTTTCTTCTTCGTGTTTGATTAGTTCGTTAAGATACCATTGGGCTTTATATAAGTCCTCTAGTCCGTTTTTGAATGGATATCGCCATACATATTTAATTATATTAGCCACGCATACTGCTGCGATTCCTAATAAATGTTTTGTTGCTTCAGCGATAGCATCAATGCACTCTATCTTTCCTTGAGTGTAATGTGAGGGGTGATTTACGTTGTCGCCTGCGCCTGTGTGTTTTACTTCTTTACTTCCTGTGTAGCTATTAAGAATTGCTTTCATTCTAGTCATACTTCCTCCTTTACAAGAGTTAATAGTTCCTCTATGTTACCTTCGTTTATCACGATTGCCAAGCCTTGATTTGCTTTTATCTGGTCTATGTTGTATTTTTGCAACGCAGTGATTGTACCTTTTCCTGCTTTACATTCTATAGCGATGAACCTGCCTTTATAGCAAGCGATGATGTCAGGAACGCCACTTCTCCCATATCCTCCAGTTTGAGGGGAAAAATGATAGCACTTTAGGTCGTCTAGAATTTGTTTTACTTTCTTTTTTACTTTTGCTTCTGGGGTCAATCTTGTCTCCTTTGTTTATCGTTCCACCTCGTAGTGAATCTAAATCTATCTGATGTAGTACCAATATAAAAGTATTAGGCTCTACTTGCCATGCAATGTTTTCTAGTTCTTTGTATTCATCAGGACAGATATAAAAGTCTGGTGGTACTATAGATTGATAGATGGTTGGGGGTGTATCTTGGTAGTTTGCTTTCGCAAAGGGTAGTTTCATTTTAATGAAGATAGGTAACGTACTTTCTGTAAATGTTCTAAAATAATCTTTAGCCACACATATTTTGTAGTTACCATCTTCTATCCACATAGCTACACGCCAGTGGTCTTTTAGTTTGTGATGTTGCATTGGTTCATACTGTGAGTATGCCATAGGTCTCCTTAAAGTCTGTCCATCGTTCTGCCATTAACTTCTACAATATGTCCCCAATCACTAGATTGAAATTTCTTATCCTCGTGTGAGAATGTCTTGTGTGTAAATGCACTTTCTTGTAATAGTAATTTTTGTCTAAAATCATTTTTTACTTTATCAAAGAAATACATAGGTGTTTTTTCACTTGGGTCTTCCCCATACCACCATTGGTTTGCAGTACCTTTCTTAAGGTCTTTTTGTCGTTGGTGCCAATTCTTTATGTTGCCTACATTAATTAAGTGCATGTAAGAATAGATAGCACCCACAGGGTCTTGTTGTAATAACCCTTTAAATTCATATTCAGCAACATTATAATCTCTAGGGGACGAATATCTTTCATCTGCGAAGTTCATATAATCCTCAAGAAATGCACTGATTGGCATAGCTTTCATAAAGGTTTTCGCTAAATTAAGTTTCTCCTCATAGGGTTTCATAATTTGACTCATACGTTTTCTATCAGGTGTTTTACAGTGTATCACGTATTTACTATTCTCGTGAAGTTCTTTAGTAGCTAAGTTGATTCGCAGTCCTTTGAATACAGGAATCATATCTTTGTTTATCCTAAAGTGTTCGGTGTTTCCATTTTCGTGATGTTTAGTAATAATCTGACCATCAGTGTGTAGAATAACTCCACCATGATTAGTGCTTTGTGTAATTCTTAAATTTTCCTTAATGAAATACCAATTAAGTGTATTAAGATTACTTATCCATAATCCATTAGTAAATTCAAAAGTATTATCAGGTCGCATAATACCTAACTCTTGACTATCATGGATATGAAACCATACCTCTCCGTTATCTTGCGTTTTAGGTATGAAGTATCTATGCCTCATAGTTCGTTTAGCATATGGATATTCACTAGTACCTCTCCATGCAGGTACAGATTTTGTTATTTGTAATAGTTCTGCGTAGTTCATTCGTATTTCCTCCCTAGTTCTTCAAAAAGTTTCTCTAATGACTTCGGTTCAAAGTCGTGTTTATTAAAATCAAATATTGTTTTTTTACCGTTGCTATGTTTGACATACCCTTTCACTCTTACACTACTTACTATAATTTCTTTTTGTTTCTTTTCTACCATACTTCCTCCTTAATTGGTGGGGTGTAGTTTAGGTCTCGATATTCAAACTACTTTAAACTTTTAAGAGCCATACTAATTACTAACCTTTCGGCAATATCTTTAGTCACGCAAGTGTGTTCAAAATATATTTTAATAGTGTTTATTATTCTCACCTCAAAGTAATCACTAATTACACAGTTCCCCATTGACTTGTTATGCTTCATTAAATACTTTTATTAATCTAAATTGTTTCAGTAGATTATTTAATTTTCTATCACTAAGAATCTCTCTTTTAAAATATAATCTTAGTACCCTTGTGTTTTTGTATTCGCTTTCGTGTATATATTTACTTTTAAGAATATCTATCTCACAGTGTTTTTCCCTCCTAGTCATCTATTCCTCCTGCTTGTTGAATTACATACTCTAATCTTATATCAGTTAATAGTTTCTCCAACTGTGGTATTGTTTTCTTAAATCGTCTAGCATAGTGCCAGTTGATACGATGCGATTCTTTACTTCTAACTTTCATTTTCCATGCTATGTTGTTTATCTGTTGCATGATTGCATTTCTTTCTTTTGCTAATTCTAATGTTTGTGTTGTATGCACTTGAATGTGTTCTCCAATATGAGCATTTACTACACCCATGGATTGACCAAAGAATATTCTGTCTTTAGTTCTCATCTTAGTCATTTGCTAACTCCATAGTTCGTTCAATTACTGCTTGATTTATTTTTTCGTCTGTTGCTTTGTTCATGTAATAATTTATGTCCTCATGCGTGATAGTCATAGGCAGTTTTCTCAACAACCATATACGTTTCTTAACCATTTCATCATTTATATAATTTTCTATCATTGATGCCTCCATTAAATCTTTAAATAGAATACTGCCTTGTATCCTAGCGTGTTCTTCTACATCTTCTTCTGAATACATATCTGAATATGATGACATATCGTTATCCTCATCTTTGTTAATCTCAAACCAACCCATTTAGTCCTCCTTTTTAACTACCTTTCCACTTGGGGGTGTAAAGTCTTTTGCCTGTGTTACTAACCATAACGTCGGTGCTGATATAACCCACTTAATAACTGACTCCAAGTATCCGTCTGTGAATACAATAACTGCCTCTGAATTAATTTTCTTAGCATTGATGTAATCGCTGACACAAGTTGCCATAGTCCCACCACCCCCTTGTGGTTTAAGAATATCTTTGAGGTTGTTGTAATCCTCAGGGCTAAACACTTGTTCTCCATGCACTTCGGTATCCCACCACAAAACTCTAACTTTGCTTGGGGTACACACAGAACAGATAGATGCCAGTTCTGATGCAAACTCAGTTAGTTCCTGTCCACCAATAGAGCCTGATGTATCTATCGCAACCACTAACTCTCCGACGCTTTCGTTCTCCATGCTTGGCATATAAATATCATTTGCCATGAGTCTTTTGTTAAACCTACGCCACGTATATTCGTCTGAACCTCGTGTAGCCGACGTAACAAATTCACGTAGTACCTCACGCCAATCTACTTTAGGTTCAAGTAATTCTTGGATAGTGCGAGGTATCTTAGCACCCATACGTCCTGCAAGTATGCCACCCTCACGCAAGGCTTTATCAATCTTACTGGATAGTTCCTTAGCTTCTGCCTCTGTCATATTCTGACTAGATTCAAAGTCGTGGTCGTCAAGTGTTTTATATTCGTTTCCACCTTGGGGTGTATTGTTATCTTGTCGTTGTTTCTTTAAGTCTTCGTACACCTCACGCACCGACCAATTACGATACTTTGCGTCGTATAGCCTGTCCTCAGGTAATGTTAGAAACGACCTATCATTTAGATTTAGGATAATATCATTTACAACATAATCTGCTGATGCATTGATAAGCATGGGTTCGGCTTTAAATTCTTTCTTGAACCTTTGTATATGCTTTAGTGCAACGTGTAAGTTTTCATGTAATACAAGCCCACGTAGCTCTGCGTCTGATAGTTTAGATATAAATTCACGACTGTATCTTTTATTGACGCCATCGGTATATGCAGTAAACTTTTCGTCCTCAACGCTACTCTTACCCATTAACATCACGCCTGAATATAGTGCAGTCTCAGGGTGTTTCATCAATGAGATATGAGCTTTCTTAAGTCTTGTCTCTTGTGTTGCCATGTCTATCTCCTAGTGTGTATACTTACCTGATTGCTCATTATCTTTTACTTCTTCTTTTAGTAAGTCCCAAAAAGCGTCTGTGTTCTCCATAAAATCTTTTTTAGGTACATTTGCATTAAACGCAGAAATAATAAGTGCCATGGATAAAACATCTAAAGCCTCTCCATGAGTTACTTTTTTAGATTCTAAAAACTTCATAACTGCTGATGCGTTATCTCCGATTACATATGGAATATCTACTTCTTTATTCATATCTATCTCCTATTAAAATAATTCGTGATTCTCGGTAGCCCACTTAGCAATTTCCATATTGTTTCTAGCTAGTTTCACTCCGTCTTTATGACGTACCATCATCGTAAAGAATACTGCTTGTAGCTCTGAGCTTTCAATACGATTAACAAACTTCATAAACTTGGATAAATCATCTTGTGTTTTAAGATTGTCTGTCGCTTGGAACATAAGCATAAGCACTGCTGATACTTCCGTAGGAATTCTAATATCCGATGGTTTATCTAGTATGTCCTCAAACCTTGGTAGTTCCTTTTCTAGTTTCAAGAACGCACTCATGTCTGCCGATGCACTAGCACCAATAGTCCCTGCCAATGCACACATAACTGCGTTATCTCCTAGTGCGTCTCGGTTCTTCACAATGACTGACGCTTTAGCTAGTGAACGAGGGGATACAAAAGATAGGTTTGGTCTACTAGGGTGGAATATGTATGGATTATCTTCTTGCCCACCATCAACATAGCTTGCCAATGCACGTGGAAACATATGAACCCATGCTCTAATCAAAGGTTGGACTGCATTGTTATTAGCCCACTTCAACCATGCATCAACATCAGGCTTTTGCATCTTCAATATACATACACGATTGCCTGCATGAGCTAACATACTGTCCCCTACTCCGTCGCTTGCATTATTAGATGTTGCAAAAACTATGCTTCCACGTGGTAGTGGATTGTCCCCTACAGTTCTCTCCAACATTAACCGAGTGAATATAACTTGCAACAGCTTAGGGCTTTTCATAAACTCATCTAGCAAGATGACCTTAGGCTTAGGGCTATCCATTTTAAACAAACTACCCACGTATGTATCTAGTGTTTTACTGTCATGGTTAGGAATAGTCATAGCTATGTCTGACATATCTTTCACAGGACAATCTACATAGATGTAATCATACTCATCTCCCATATCCTCTTCCAACATCTTAAGCAATGAGGTCTTGCCACAACCTGGCTCAGATTGAATGACAGGTGTTAGTTCCTTACCTATCGTCGGTATTAATATTCTTAGCTCATCTATTGTTACTGTATTAACTGTATTTATTGCACTCATGTATATCTCCTAGAATTTAAACTTATTTAGAATGTCATCAACGTGGCTCTTAACTTGCTCACGTATCGCATCACTCTCTCTAATAACATCACTATCTACTCCTGTTAGGGTTCTCTCTAACATACTTACTGCACTCACTAACTTATTACTTAACTCATTGTCTATTGGTTTAAACTTCTTAAACGTAACGCAAAGTTCTCTTGCTTTTTCTATCGTTGATTCATATATCTTACGACGTTTAATTTTGGTTCCACCAGTAGATGTATCTGTAATTTCATCTGCACCACAACAATGTGAAATACTTTCCATCACTTCTGTTAAGCGTTCTACTTGCTGATTTAAGATGCCAGTTATAATGCCCTCTGCTTGCTTCTCATACTGCCCTTTTAAGTCTGACGCAATATCATTACTAATCTGACAACGCCAATCATGACTAGGTACCTCGGCTACGTATAGCTTTATCCCAAATTTATTTCTTACCTCATCTTCCGTTGGGTAGTCATCACGGTTAAACATATCCCCTTGCTTGAACGCCATGTTGCCGACGATAGAAGAATAGTTATTTATAAATTTATCTAGCAACCTATTAAACTCTATCTCGTGTGCCGTATACTCTATTTTGAATTTCTCTAGGTTAGCGACAGGCAGTAGGTCTTGACTATTATTCCACCTGAACGTGGAACGCTTTAACCAATTGTAGATTGTCTGTCTGTAATTACTTACACGCTTGTGAAACAAATCATCGGCTAAGAGATTCTTAACAAATCTACCTGCACTACTGTCTGCTTTCTTTGCGTGGGTTACCTCGTCGGATATAACCCTATCCTGTTTTGTTGCCGACCATACATTAACATCTACTGACACCAATACTGCCGACGATGCCAACGATATAATGTGGTTCGGTTGTTGCATCTCAAACTTCATTACGTTTGTTTCCATTTGTATTTCCTTTCCATGTTAGCGTGGAACGCTATTTAAGTTATCAATCAAAAGTTTCTTACCCCATATTTTATAAGTATAACATAACTTTACATATAAACATAATGGTTGAATATATTCTTTAGTCAAAGGCTATTCCCCTAGTTAGATATACCAATTCATATCCGTCATTGTTATGTCGTTCATCTATATCATCACTCTCTTCTCCGATACGTACAAACCCCCACCTGATACATGAACCCTCTAACCTTTTATCCTCTACTTGTTGAGTTATCCATTCATCTGCTAGTTCTAGTAGTGCCTCATGGCATTTCACGTCGCTATAATCATCGTACCATTTCACACTCTCAGCATAAAACTTAATGAATAGTTTCTTCTCATCTATTTCAAACGCACCATCGTCATCGTCAAAGCATAGTTTAGTTTCGTCTTTTGCTTTAGCCTCTGCGACAAACAGATTGAATAAGTCTTTGCTTGTTGGTAGTGCATCGCTGACAGGAATATCTTTAGCCCATGGCACGTCCTTATCAAACTTAATCTTGTAGCCTACCTCGCTATAGTATCCCATGTTATTTATCCCTTACAGATTTCAAGCGTTTAGAATAATAGATAGCGTCTTGTATAGCTTGCCACTCAAACATGTTCTTCTGTTTTGCTATCTCTATTAATTGTTGTTCTTCTAATTCTTTTTGGTGCCATAGTGCATCTATATCATCTTCGTTCATGTTGTTCTCCTGTTGTTTAATTAACCACTCTTTAACTTTACCCATGTGCTTTCTCCAATACTATTTCTTTTAACCTTGCATCTACGGCATCAAAGTTTAGTTGTCTATAGTCCTGCATACCATACCAATTCTCTATGCCAATCTTTTCGTTATCGTATCGTCTAATATAATCTCTCTTGTGCTGATACTCTTCACTCAAATCTCTAAACATTTGGTCTAACTTTTTTTCTTTTTTCTCTATTTCTTTTCGTTGCCACATACGGTCTATCTCGTCATATGCTTTATCTTGTATCATGTGCCTCTCCTTGTATTGACTTGATGTAATGTAATAACTCACGACACACCTCGTACCTACCATGCACTATATCCTCGGTGCCATCGGTTAATTCTTCTAACCCATTCACTACTTCTGCGTCGTGTTTTAGTTCATCTCTCAACCACTCTGTGATGTCATGGACTATCTGCTCATACTTGTGTCGTCGTGCCATATTCCGTTCCACCTTTCCATGTTTTCCAAATTAGTTCTCGTGCTATCCTTGCCTTAATTACTTTTGTGTCTAGCTTACAGTTGTTGTCATGGTATCTAAAATAAGATTTGTTTTTATGTTTCTCCTCTATTTTAGGTGTCCATTCTCCTTTAAAAGGTCTTTTAGAAATATTTCCCTCTAGTCTGTCCATCTGCAAATTACTTAAAATTTCTATTAACTTTGCCCTAGTCTTCACAACTACCTCCTATACACATCTTGCTATCAAGTATCTCTTGTTCTAGTGCGACAACTGCCTTGTGATTTGCAACCTCGTGTGCATACTCCTTAACATCTTTGTATAGGTCTCCCTCTACGACTGCTAGCTTGCATAGCATACCTCGGTCATTCACGTGGTCTTTTACTACTGATTCAATATAATCTTCAATAGTTATATTCTCATTCCACGATTCAACTTCTTTTATCTTGCCCTCAGGTACTAATACTTCTAATACCAAAGTAAACGGTTTTACCTCCATGTTATTCTCCTTGTTTAATGTCTACTATATGAATAGTCCCTGCTTGTTCTTGCCATTTCTCAGGGTGCTTTAGTGCTTCTACTTCTGCTTCCTTGCTACTATGTGCCACTATACTTACTTCGTATACCACGCTTTCCTCTAACTTAATTTTGTATGTCTTCATGTTCTTGCCCTTTCTATAATTGAGCCAACCAACCCACCATGATATATAACCTCTTGTAGTTCGTCGGTGTTATACCATATACCTACACTGCTCGGTTTAAGTAATGATTGGTGCCTTGTTGTGCTTTGTGAATACTTATCCTTGTTGCCTATCCATTTCTTTTCTGTGCTATCCCATACATACATAGGAAAGTGTGAACCGTAACTATAAACTGCATAAAGCAAGTTAGCCTCTGCTCTACCATTCCCTATGTCTAACCATTTACCAAACGTATTGCTACCTTGAAACTCTTCTAGCTTTTCTACATACTGTCTTGCTTTACTGTTTGATACTCTCATATCTATCTCCTTTAATTGTCTTTGTCTATAACTTCTACTTCAACTCTGAACCCTATGTCTTCCAACCATGTAATCAACTCACTCTGCACTCCCTTAGCATCAATGTAGTTCAACTCCTCATCTCCGTTATCTTGCCATTCATCTACGAGTGAAGTGTTAAAGTCATAAGCCAAGTTCATTCTTACCTCATACCTTTTTGTTGCTATCATTTTCTTCCTCCTTGGTTTCGTTATATTCTTTTCCGTTTAGTAAATCCTCATAACTTAAATCTTGTTCATACGCATTGAGACATGCACCACATAGTTTGTCCTCCATCTTACCTCGTTCTTTTATGTAGTCCTCATTCTCACCACACCAATTACATGCACTCATTTTACTAACCCTCCCTTGTTGTTAAGTCCTTTTAAGTCCTCTCGGTTTGTGATGACCATGTAATTGCTTTTGTGCATAGGTGCTATGGTATGTTTAGTTTCTTTAGCGATAGCCTCTCCACACTTAAGACAAGTTGTATAACCTAGTCTGTACCTTGCATCTAATACATGGTCTCCACATTTAATACATAAGTTTTTATACTCCATACAACCTCCTAGTTAGTGTTCCATATTCACGTGGTTATCTGATTAAGGTTACTAACAAAATAAACGCTGATACACCCCACGCTACAACCTCGGTTATAACTAATCTTCTTAGTCTTGCTTTTGGTATCGTTACGTACTCACTCATATATATTTCACGTTCATACTGCGTTGATATTCTCGGTTTTTTGTAGTACATTTTGTATCTCCTATAAGTTAATTTAGCTTTCCATGTATGCGTGGAATTTGGTTATAAATACATCGTCTGTTAATAATTTAATCCCCCACACAATTACCATTATACTATAACTTTACATATAAACATAGTCTTTACATATAATTTTTGTTTAAGGGTGTTCTATGTGTTCTAAGATGTTCTAAGTGATTAAGTTTACATATAGAACAAGTTTGAGGTTTTTTTGGTTGAGTTTTTATTGAGATAAGTTCTTAATTTTATTATATATTTTTATTATTATATTTATATATGTTTTTGCTGATGTTCTACGTGTTCTACGTGTTCTATGCTTTTTTAGGTGTGTCCCCCTTTTTTTGAAAAATATGTTTGCACTGCGAAAAACAACCTCTTGGTTTCTAAATTCTTCAAAATCCCACCCCTACCGTGTTTTTGCTTAGAACAATAGAACATGCTTTGTAATCAAGGACTTAACTTAGAACATTTGTAGAACATGGCTTAGAACAAGGTCTATAGCTTAATTATATCTTAGCTCATACATTACAGAACAAGGTCTTCTAATTATATCTTAGCCCAAACCAATTCCACGACAACGTGGAACGCTAAATAAACTTCTAGCCCACGCAACAACGACGTGAACGCTAAGCGACGGCGACGACACAGAACTGGTATCAACAGGGGTATGGCGTAATTATGTATTGGGTAATAACTTCGTGGCAGGCAATGGGTAGCTAGGGATTTTGGTTTAAGAATATAATAGGTGACAGCGATATAGATAACTGGTGTCAAAGAATTTTAGGCACAAAAAAAGGGAACCCGAAGGCTCCCTAATGTATTACTGTTGAACTTTCGCTTTTCGGTTTGCACCAAAGTAAGCGTCTTTAAATGCACCTATCGCGGATAATGTACGCTTTTCATTGGCGGTATCATCACCACGCGCCAACGCGTTTTTACATTTTTTAGGAAGGTTATCAAGCCACTCAGTAATAGTGACATCATAAGAATTAGTGGCACCACGATTTTTTGGTTTGCCTTCATTCTTAATATCCTTAATAGCCTTGATTAAATCCTTCATGCGATTAGAGCAATATGTATTTACTTTATCGCGGATTGGCTTGATTAAAGCGTGTACGTTTGGATTTTTGGTTCGCATTGCGCCAAACGCTTGTGACGTGTAAGACATAGCCAAACCTACTGACAGCGCAATCTTATCACCTTTGAAACTTTCAAACGTTGTGTTATCAACAGCAATATAGCCGTTGTCTTTAAATACATAACCCTTTTTAATATCAGGATTATTTTCTGCGTACCTTAATTGAAACCCTTCATAAAGCCCGTCTTTAGCTACATCACTAACGTTTTCATCAAAATCATGATACTCATTCAAAATTGACCTAGCTAAAGTGTTTTTAACATCTACGTTTTTAGCTAATTCATAACCTACATTTTTAAAGTTAATTGACATACTATACTCCAAATAAACTGGAAAACGTCCAGCGCGTACTTAGTTTATAGCAAGGCTAGAATTGTATGTAAAGTTGGAGCCACGCGTGGAACGATAAATAGCGATACCGAACGCGCGACCACCAAGCGTCCGCGAAGACACAGAACTGGTATCAAAAGGCCAAGCACAAAAAAAGGGGGCCGAAGCCCCCAGAGATTACTTGATTGTTTTCCAAGTCATTGTCTTCATACTATTGGCAATGCGTTGGTTCTTTGTTGGCCCTGCTTTCTTAATGCTTTCTGCTGTAACACACCACCAATTGTCAGATGATGATACTTCTACCAATGTGCCTTCTAACAATCGCCTACGCACGTTACAGATAACAGCAACTGCTATATCAAAAGATGCCTCTGTTACATCATGGTTATTCCATAAGTCATCTTCCATTAAACCTAAAAACGTTACGATATTATTTTCTTTCATACATCCTCCTATTAAGAAGGGGGCCGAAGCCCCCAGTTGATTAATTAAACTCTAACTCTAACTGCTGTGGTACATACTCACCTTCTACTCTATCTATCGTATCAAACAAACGCTTGAGCATCTTTTCTGCCTCCTCTTCTCTACCACATCTATGCATCAGTAAAGTAAACTCTAACTGAAATCTTAATACATTCTTCATTGGTCTCATCTTAGTTCTCCTCTGTTAGTGAAAGATAAAAGTACATACATGCAGCTACTACACACAACGCCGCACCTATTGGTATGTGTAGATAAAACAATGCAATGCCTCCAATCATTAACATTACTAAACCTTCTAAGAATCTAATTACTTGTCTCATACTATTCTCCTATTAAGAAGGGGGCCGAAGCCCCCAGTTGGTTATAAATACTTTGCTACTCTTTGGAGGAAATCCTCACGTGCCTCATCCCACGCCTCCTCATACGTATCTCTGAAGTAGTGACCATGATTCGTAACATCTTGACTGTTGGTATTGAATACCCATGTTACATACTCACCGTGATAGTCAGCAAGTACAACACCTTCATACAAACCACAGTACAATGCTACTACTCTCGCACCGTTGGCACAGTTACTACCTACTTCTAATTTAAATGTAGACATACATATCTCCTAGTTAATACCAAACAGAAGTTGCTTGGTTAGTTAATTTATAGCCAATCTAGGAACGTATGTAAAGTTTACCCCCTCTACCCCACCTACCCCCCACCCCCCAAATAATAGAATGGGACCCCCCTCGCCCCCACACCCCTTAATCTGCACAAACGATTCCGTAAAAATAGAAACCTACCCCGTCAATAATATAACTTGACATATAAAAAAATTTCTACAAAAAAATTGAAAAGTTAGGGCTAGGCTGAGAAGGAAGAACCACAACCACATGTACTAGTTGCAGTGGGGTTTTTTATGTTAAAACCTGAAGTCATTAAAGAAGTATCGTAACTTATAACAGACCCGGTTAGGTATTGCATGCTATGAGCATCTACAAGTAAAGACACTTCATCTTGGTCTATTACAAAGTCATCTTCGTTTTGGGTATCATCGAAAGTAAAACCGTACTGAAATCCTGAACAACCGCCACCTGATACATAGATTCTTAGTTTAAGTCCACGTGCTTCTTCATCTGCTAACAAGTCTTTTATTTTTACTATGGCAGAGCTATCTAGGGTTATCTGGTTCAAATGGCTTTTGGATCGAAGTTGTATAACTCGGAGTAGACGTTTTTAATACGAAGAAACTTAGGGCCATGCTCATGAAAGTCATCATCACCCCGAACATAAAGAGCTAAGTGTACCATTTCATGGAGCAAGGTCTGAAAAATAGTAGTGAAGTGCCCACAAGCGTTAGAACTAATTTGAATTTCCATCTCATGCTCATCAAAACAACCATATATATTAGGATTTTTAATGACTTTAAACTTAACTTTGCATGACTTAGGCATAGGAAGGGTATTGAAAGGAGCCATTTGGCACGCCATGTTGTAGAGTATTTCTAAGTTCTTCTTAGTTAACGTAGTTTTTGCCATAAAACACCCCTTAAAAACATATTATACTTAAAAAAGTTGCGACTAAATGACAAACTAGTATAAAATAATCAAATTAGCTGCAAAAATAAACTCATAGGTGACACAGCAACCCATGCAAACACAAGAAATTCAACAAAATCAAGACTTTAGCGACGTAGATATCGTTCTTGTACCCCCTATTGAACAAAATGAACCTATTCCACCCCATGCACGAGATGCATTACCACCTTTAACTAATGAACAAGAGATAGAAATGGTAGGAAACACTATCAAACTTATCTCAGACTTAACCGGACAGCGTATTCAAGCTACGCAAGAGGACATAGATGAGGCCAAAACGGTGATAAAGACTATCATTAAAGAGCCTGAGAAGAAACTAAATATAAGAAAGTATAAAAACAATACACTTGCAGCACTAGCAGGTATGGTAGCTGAGTTAGATGCACAAGTAGTAGATGACTTAAAGGACCTAAAGACGTTTGTAATTAACGGACTTATTAAGGAAGCGACGATGTCAGACAAAGCTAAAGAAAGAATTACAGCGTTACGTGCAATAGGAGAGGTAGATGGGGTCGATGCGTTTAAAAAACATACTGAAGTGGTTCATAAAAGTATGTCGATGGATGATATAGAGAGTAGACTACAAACACTTGTAACTAAACTACAAAAACG